TAAATCTACTGTCCATATTGGCTCCATTGCCATACTCCTCCAGTTCGAACATTATGGGATTGAGTCCTTGCCAATAGAATTCTTTTTCTGCACTCAACATGGTGCCTGCCTGCACTGGTTGATTGTGTATTAGGCTTTCGCCGTTCAATTTAAAATGAAAGTATTCTTGATTGATTCCAAATTTTTCATTGAAAGATTGCAATGATTGTGCATCACACATTGATAAATTGTACACAAATTTACATGTCCACTGGTCTGCGTCTTTGTAAATCAATTCAATCTGTGCTGTGAGTGATATGTGTTTGTCATCTTGCCAGCTTTGTTTATTTTGCAGTTTCAATGTGTTGATATTTTTTTGTAAAACAATTTCAGCATTTCTGCTTATGCTTTTTTTTTCAGCAGTGTCCTTGCTTAATTCTATGGTATCAAACAGTAAGGCATTATTCCATTGCAGTGTCAATTGATCCTGTAGTGTGCCTTCAGCAACCAGTGCATTGGGTGCATAAGAAGCACGCATCACTGGAAAATAATCAAACTGTAATGTTTTTTTCATTGTTTTAATTTTGCTACTAGCTTTTTATTGAAAATACCTTCTATTCTCATAGACCAACTGACTTTGTTGGTGTTTTCCAGTCCGCCATGCCAATCGTGATTGTTCCAGTAGAATGAGCTGCCGGGTTTCATGTGTATTTTTTCGTCTCCGTTTTCCACATACAAAGATCTGTCGTTCATAGGGTCAAACCATATGAAATGCTCTTCTTGTTCATAGGGCTCCATATGTAAAAAACAATCTCTGTGTCTGATAGTTTTTAGTCCAGAATTTTTCAACAACAGTATGATTGGCCCCAGTGGCTTGAATGGCAGTTTTTTAGCCCAATCCACCAGCGTGGGAAAATATTTGGATGCCTCTGTCCATCTACAGTCATACATTGGTTTTTTATTTGCATCATAAGGCACACATGGAGCATTTATGCATCTGTCAAATTCTCTTATCACAAGATAATTCAGTGCTTCATACACAGGATATTGATACATCAGCCAGTAATGAAAACCTACCATGTCGGTTTTTTCCAACTCTGCACCATACTGTTTTAATTTGGAATCTGTTTCTCTATCACGCCAATAATTATAGGCTCCTCTAATATCATCCACATATTCATCATGATTTTCTATGCCGTAGTTCAATCTAATATGTGCGTGAGCCTTGCCAATGCCATAGTGAATATCTTTGGTGATGTCTTTTAATTGTTGTATATTCACATACGGGTCCATACAGATGTATGGCTTACCATAAACACCTTTCATGTTACCCCCACACGTTGAAAATATATTTGGGCACCAGTCCTGCATTGGATCCTGCATGCCATGCAGTGCGTCGGGGCCATTTCCAAGTGCTGCCTGTTTCTTGATTGTACAAACAATCATCCTCCACAATGAGCACATGTCCTGGTGCTGGTGGACTAATATGACAATGAAATCTTACTATTTCTTTTTTGTGTTCCAAAGTTTTTTCATCATCGGTGATATCCCAATGCCAAGGTGCCACATCACCTGGTTTTACTCTGCTGATCCAAGCATTGATATAACTTTTCATACCCACCCATGCACAAAACTTTTCCACTATCTTTTTGTCAAAATTTGTGTTTGGTAAGTACATGTCCCAACTGGCATTGCCTCCTTCATGTTTCATTTTGTATCCAGCTTCTCGCAAGGGTTTGGCTACTTCTTCTACCCCTGGCACAAGATGCCCCACATCATGTCTTGGTCCAATGTAAGCACCCTGTTGATTTTCAATGTCTCTTATCACATTGCTCCAATCTATTATGTTTTTGCAGTTGCCCACATACTCAAGCATTTAAAAAATCTCCTGGCCATTCACCAATATTCATGTGTATAGTGTTGTCATATATTTTCCATATGTCATACGTGTCTCCTTGCAACGCTGTCTTGGATCTTGGATGTGTGTGATCAATCACAACACTTTCATACACAGATTTGTGAACATATCTGTCTTGTTCGGACGCAGTGGCATACCAATCCATACAATGCATGCAGTTTTTGTTGTCCAAATAGAATGTGTGTGGATAAATGTTAATTTTTCTTAGATTTTTATCGCAAATATCTTTAAGCACATTTTTTATTTGCTGTTGCCAGTTGGGAATTTCTTCTATCGCGCCTGTATGTATCATTTCGCTGACACTGCGATCATACCATTTAAAATCTATCAGTCTATTTTTTCTATCAATATCAATAATTTCTGGTGCATAACTTGTGCCACTCACCTTTACTATGTTGTTCACTTCGTCTTCAAAAAATCTTTGCCTTTCGCTGTCAGAGAGATTAGATGCAGCATATTGATTGGGATTGAAATTCATGCGGAAAATAGTTTTAGCAGGATTAATTAATGGTTCATAAATTAGATTGGCCACCATACGCATACCATTTTGCCATTTGTAAAAATTACTCCAGTATTCAATCATGATCTATCCTCACTTTAAATCCGCAATTTTCGGAAATGTTATTTAATTCTGTCAAATATTCTTGTTCTAAATCCAGATGTATTTCTTCATCTGTGATAGCTTTAAAATTATTAATAATTTTTGCCTTATTTGCTTTGTTTAACCAGATAGAAAAAGTTTGATCAAAAAGATATCTCAAATTGTAAGGGCTATCAATGGCTCTAATTTTTATCTGGATTGGATTTTTTAATTGACTTTTATTGAGCAAACGTCTTACTACCAATTGGATTCTGTCTAAATAACCAAAATTTACAGCAGTGTGTATGCGTGATGTGTCCATGAGATAGCAACAGTTGTCCACCAATGTAGGATACATTTTGCCATGGGCTAGATCTATCAAATAACTGTGTTCACCCTGCAAATTGACATGATATCTGTCATCTATGTCTGCATGTGCTGTGTAATTGCAGCCAGGTTTGATCATCACCAGTCTTGCTTGACCCACAGGACCCAATTGTTCAAAAAAGGAAATTAAATTGGCATGTTGAAATGCCGGTTTTAGATGCCAAGGATCATAAAACCAATTTCCACTGGGTGAATTGATTTCGATTTTTTGCATTAAGTCCTCAGGATCTTCATCAAATTTGCAGTTTGTGATAGCTTTTAAGATATCAGCTGATGAAAATTTAATATCTATTTTTTGCAGCATAATAGTAATTATCGCAAAAAAAATGTGGTTATGAAAATCCGATAAATACCTTGTCCATAATATGCCTAAATTTGAATTGATCAAAAAAATTTATCGTACAAGTGTGTTCAGCAAAATTTTGCATGAGCAGGACGGAGTAATACTTCCTTTTCAACTCAATTGGAAAAAAATTGGTATCAGCGTGAGCGGAGGAGCCGACAGTGCTCTAATGTCCTATCTCCTGTGCAATATCATTACTGAAAATAGATGCGAAACTGCAGTGCATATCATCACCAATGTGAGATGCTGGAAAACTCGACCTTGGCAGCAACAAAACAGCATAGATGTATATAATTGGTTGCTGAAAAAATTCAAACACATACAGTTTTATCGTCATGAAAATTTTATAGCTCCTGACTTGGAGTGGGGTTCCAAAGGACCCAATATCGTGGATGAATATGGAAAATTAAAAAGCGGCAATCAAATTGAACTGCGAGCACACGCAGAATATGTGGCTCACACGCAGCAATTAGATGCTTGGTATTGCGGGGTTACTAAAAACCCTGATAAAGAATTTGATGGAAGACTGGTGGATCGAGATGTTGTCATAGACGCAGACTTAGATATTACACTGGATCGTCTGATCAAAGCACACATGGGCGGCTATGCTTGTCACCCATTCACATATGTGCAGAAGGACTGGATAGTTGCCCAATATAAAAAATTAGGCATTATGGACCTATTCGATCTTACTCGCAGTTGTGAAGGTGACAAAGAAACTCATCCCAAAGTCTTTGGTGACTTGGATTACAGGACCTACAAGCCTGGGCTGCCCGTGCCAGTGTGTGGAGAATGTTTTTGGTGTAAAGAAAGAAATTGGGGGTTAAACAATGCGTGATCACAGTGAATATTGGATGAATGAGGAAGATTCACAACTGGGCAAATGGCAGAGAGAAATAGAATCTGTCACAGGCACATCTACCTACTGTATATTGCCTTGGATACACTTTGCCACCAGACCCAATGGTGACATGCGACTGTGTTGTTCAGCCAATGCCAGTGGTGCCGGATCAGATCACACAGTGGGTATTATTAAACGAGAAGATGGCAAGCCTGCCAATTTTGGAGTGGACACTCCTATGAGTGCTTGGAATAATGACTACATGAAAAGTGTGAGAACCACCATGTTAAAAGGTCAAATACCTGCCAGTTGCACCAAGTGTTTTGCTGAAGAAAGTGTGGGAGTGGTCAGCAAAAGGATTTGGGAGACTGGCACTTGGCACCGTGATGGGGTTGATGTGCCTGAATTGATACGACAGACTAAAGCAGATGGCACAGTGCCTGAAAAATTGTTGTATCTGGACCTGCGTTTAGGTCACACCTGCAATATCAAATGTGTGATGTGTTCACCACATGACAGCAGCAAGTGGGTACAAGATTGGCAACAACTGATGCCACAACTGCAGAATAAAGAAGTTAAAGATCAAATTCAGTGGGATAGAAAGGAATTCAATAATTTTTGGCATGAAAAAGATACCTTCTGGCAAGAAATGTACAAACAAATACCCAATCTGAAACAAGTGTATTTTGCCGGTGGTGAACCTCTTATGATCAAAGAACATAAAACATTCATAGAAGAAATTGTTCGTCAAGGATATCAGGATACTATATTGTTGCGTTACAATTCTAATGGCATACTGGTGGATGAAGATTTAATCAAATTATGGAGTAAATTTAAAAAAGTAAAATTTGCTGTGAGCATGGATGCCACTCATCAGCGTGATGAATACATACGTTTTCCCACTCAATGGAGTACTGTGGAAAAGAATTTACATATGTTGGACAATACTCCTGACAACATTCAAGTGAGTTTGGCCACTGCCATACAAATTTTTAATATCAAACATCTTCCAGATTTTATGAAATGGAAAATTAAGAGTGGTTTTAAAAAATTAAACGTAGGCACTGTGCCTGGCGGAGTACAAATGGGTGGTGGATTAGTCAACATGCATTTATTGTACATACCAACTTTTTTAAGCATACAAATATTGCCACAAGAAGACAAAAAACAAATAAGAGCACTGTTTATGGATTTTAAAGATTGGTTGTGGCACAATTATAGACAGGACGATGATTTTTGGAAAATAAATCCTTATGGTTGGAGACGTTGGGAGGCAGTGTTGGATCATATGGACTCACAGGATCATTCTAGATTGTTGCCTGGTTTCAAAGATTACGTGAATAAATTAGATGCTATTAGAGGAATTTCTGCAGTGCATACCTTTCCTGAACTGGCACATTTGTTATGATAACTCAAGTTTACAATCCGCAACGTAAAGACGTCTTACGTTTGGAATTTATGATAGGTAATACCTGCAATTATAAGTGTTGGTATTGTTTTGAAGGATCACATGAAGGCACGCACAGGTGGACTAATGACTTGGATCAACTGGTGATAAATTTTGTTCATTTGTTTGATAGATACAGAGCGATAGGCAAACGCAAACTAGAACTGCACATAGTGGGAGGAGAACCCACTTTGTGGCCTCAGTTGGGAGAATTCATAGAAAAAATACGCAAACAAATTCCGTCACATATTTCTATCAGCAGCAACGGCAGTAGAACACTGAGATGGTGGGAACAATATGCACATGTGTTTGATAAAATTTTATTGAGTTGTCATCATCAACAAGTGCAAGTGCAAGATTTTATCAAAGTGGCTGACATGTGCCATAAAAAAGGACGCAGTCCCACTGTGATGATGTTGATGGACCCTACTGCTTGGCAAAAATGTTTAGATTTAATTGAAACTTTAAAAACCAGTCGTTACAAATGGTTTATAGTGGCCATGGAGGTCATGCATAAGACTATCAAATTCACTGACGAACAAAAAAAATTTGTTGCTGACCCAATTAAACGTATGCCTAATCTTTGGACAATCTTTCGTCAATCTAAACACATGAAAGGTTCGCCCAAAGTTAAATTTGAAGATGGCTCCATTAAATCTGTGAATAGAAACTGGATTGTGCTGAACAAACAGAACAATTTTTATGGCTGGATGTGCAACATTGGAGTGGATAGCATGATGATAGATCCTGCTGGCGTGATCACAGCAGCTTGTAGAACAAAATTATTTGAACAGTACAACATATATGATACTGATTTCACAAAAAAATTCAATCCTAATATTAAGCCAAAAATTTGTGACAAAAAAAATTCCTGCATGTGCCAACCTGAAAGTTTGTTAGACAAATATAGAATTTAATCTTTAAAGGCGTTCAGAGCTAATTTCAACACCCAGCGATCACCTTCTGGACCCATATGATTGGTGATAAAAAGGGATGGTATATGTTTGAAAAATGTTTTATCCAGCAACTGACGAAATTTATCAGTATTACAACTGATGTAATACAATGTAGTATCCACTTGAGTGCCATGAGTCCATTGGTATAATATTTTTATGTCTTTCAGTTCTGCTTTGTGCCATTCTTCTATCTGTGGTTGTCCAAAACTGTAAAAATGAATTATCTTTCCTTTCACATTTTTTAAAAATTCATTATCCAGCCAATAGGCCACTGCTTGGAACTCCAAATCTTCTTTTTCATAATCTTGTAGATGCTCAATATACATCTGTGCAGCTTTATGTCTGCCGTTATTCTCATTAAAAGATGAGCCGTGATTGAAATCACCCTTAGGATGATATATCCTATGTGTTTCGGTCCAGCAGAATACTGTGTAATCTAAATTTTTGTATCTATCGAAGTTTTTTGTGTAGTCTATCACTGTGGTCCAATAGCTGGAACCCCCCACTCCTGTGTGCACAATTTTACTGTCGAGATGATCTGCCAGTTGTCCCATCCAATTGTGTTTTTCGGCCCTGGCACAAAAACTGTCTCCAAAAAATCCTATCTGCTTTTGGGCACTTGCACGTCCGCGATACATACGCAACTCTCCTGTGTACATTTGGTTGGTTTGTTGGGAAATATAATATCGTCATCATCTATCCTCTTGCCAACAAAATTTTTGTAATTCATATAACAACCTGCTCCTAATTTAAGTGTCTGATCATAATTTATGTAGATACGATTAACTCCTATCCAGCATTGATAACCCCTCCAGTCAACTATGCGATTGGTTACTGCCCAGTAAGCGTCAAATGACTGCTCCCCTTGATCCGTAACTGCTATCATGCTGCGATCTACATCAGCATTTTCTCCGTCTAATCTCTTCTGCTCTCGCACTGGTTTGTTGAAAATTATTTTTTGCTCATCGGTGTAGCTGTACAATTGTCTTAGACTGGAGATATCAGTCTCCCAAGTGTGAAACAGAGGTTTGGCCTGTATGCCCCATTCCTTTCTGCGACTGAGTTTTAACATATCGATGATTGCTAAACATTTTTCAAATAGTGTGGGCATCATCATCACGTGGCATGTGACCTCTACTCCCATGTCTGTTAGCATATCACACACAGCTGATATGTGACTGCCATCTGCATATTCAGGGTGAATGCTGAAGTGTGCAGCAAAAAAATTTTTGCCATATGTGCGCCAATAGTCCTTACTGGCTGCAGCATTACTGGCCACTATCACTATGCTATTTTTTTTTGAATTGATGTATTGGCACAGTGTGATGAAATCACCATACATCAATGGTTCTCCACCACCGAATTTCCATATGTAATTTTTTATGCCAATTTGTGAATAGTGTGTGATGACCTTGTCTACAAATTTCATAGCTGATTCTATATTAGCCCATGCATGGCTGCCGCTGCGCAGTTCATCTATACAATAAGAGCATTTATAATTGCACGTGTTGCCTAGCAACCATTCTATCTCTAACACGTCATTAAATAACTTGTGCTTGTAATCTATGCTGTGTATCTGCATATTTTCTCTTTGGTTATGTTTATGTCTGCAGCACAAGTACACCAATCTCTTGTGCACACTATGAACTCTGTTGGCAAAATGAAAGTGTTATTGTAGATGTTGCCCAAACTGCCTCCCACTCTACAAGTGGCCCTATGCACTTCACCATCCCAATTGATCATGAGACTTTCCACACCCGCTTGACACTGCCATCCTTTGAAATGATTGATTTTTTCTATCAACAAGTCATTCACATTGCACTGCCTGCTGCCATCTATGATGGTATTTTTTGGTGGAGTATGATTTTCTTTGTCCAAAAATTTTCTCTCTGCTTTGCTGTATTTCTCCATGTCCACAAAATTATCGTGACTTTCGGTCCAGCGTATGGGTCTCAAAGCATATCTGATACCGATTCCCTTCAGTTGGGCACACACTGTTTTAACGTCATTAAGACGCCCCGGCAACATCATCAAGTGTACTAGAACATTTTTGTTGTTGCTGCCCTTATACGCCTTTATAATTGAATCTAATACACGTTTATAATTGTATTCTAAATGCACACTGAACACCATGTGATCCACGTATTCGCTCAGTAATTTTTGGTAATATTCTGCAGTTCTGGTGCCATTGGAGGTGATGTTGATCCAACTAACTTTTGGTCTAATGTGCTGCAATAATTCCACAAGATTTGGATGCACACAGGGTTCTCCTCCAGTGAAACTGATGCGTAATTTTTTGTTAGTTATTAATGTTGTCAGTTTGTCAGCAGTGTTTTTCAACACTGTGATATCCTGATGTTCACTGTGATTGTCATGTATCTCAGTGGGACAATATGAGCAGTCATAATTGCATCTTTTGCCCAAATTCCATTCAATTTTCACAGCCTGTTTGTAATGAGGATAAAGATTTTCTACTTTATACATACTTTGCAAACTCTGGATTTATTTTTTCAAATGGGCCTTGATTGCGTGTGGCATCCAATTCTCTATTGAAATCCACGCAGTCATGCCACAAATGATTGAGATCGGTGGCTTGTAAAAAATTAATATTGTCCTGTATCTGTTGCAAAGTAATTTTTTCCAGCACAGGATGTTGTTGCACAATTTGATAATTTTTAATTTTAGTTTTCATTAATTCCAGTTTGCGTATTACTCTTCTTTTCAATTGTGGATGTATGACCTGTGCACTGAGCACTTTAGGATAATTCACTCTGTGACTGTAGAACACAATGCCCAATTTGTCTAAAAAATAATCAATCACTTGATCAATCTGCATGATGTTGTTGACCTGCACTGTGAATGCTCCCACTATGCGTGTGACTTTGGGTATCTGTTTCATTATTTTGATGTTTTCAATCACGTCCTGGAATTTTCCGTTGCCTCGCACATATTCATACACTTCGTTAAGACCATCTATGCTCACGTTCACTGCAACGCTTTTGAATTTCGGCCAATATTCATGCACGGTTCTGCTGCCTTTGATACCCAGCACTGTGCCGTTGGTGGCATATTTTATTTCGATATTCTGGCCATATCTGCTCAACATGTCCAGTATTTTATAGTGTGTTGGATCCATAAGTGGTTCACCGCCTGCGAATTCCACACGTCGAAAATGTGGCAGCAATTTTTCAAGATTTTCCCAAAATTCTGCTTTGCTGGAAAATAAATCCACATATGGAGCCTCTGTGAGTCCTAGTTTTTCCACAGCATCCACAAGATAATTGCCTTCTGCTTTGTAGTGATGCACAATGTGTTTCCAGTCTTTCCATGATGTGCTGTCTAATGGATTACACATTCTACATCTAAGATTGCATAGATTATTGATTTTTATCTCTATGGTAGGCAGTTCAAAAGGCATACTGTAATCTTCACGCAGAGTATCTAATGCATTGGGATATAGATTTATTCTTGCCTCAGGTGAACTGTCGCTGATGTGCCGCTGTCGTAAACTCTGCACTCCTTGTGCTTCTAAATCAAAACAAGGCTGGCACACATCAGGTTTTTCATTGTTCAAGACCTGTTTGCGTATCTCTTTCATTTTGTCACTGTTCCATGCCTGTTCCAAAGTTTGTTGCTGTATGTTTGCTATGGGCAAACTGCGGCAGCATATCTTAATAGCTCCATCTTCTCTGGTGGCCAACCCTGTGAAAGGATGCATGCAAAATGTACAACTGTTATTATTTTTCATTTTTTTTACCTATGATCATAAAACGTTTGTATTTTTCGGTTTGTAGTTCCACAGGTTCCAACAGTGGAGTTATACCGCTACTGTCAACAAAGTCATTGAGAGATTGTTTGATGTTGACATGCTCCGCTATCTCAAAATTGTTGCTTTGAATGGCCAAAGTTGCACTATGTGGCACAAGTTGCAGCCATGTATCATATTCTAACTGGGTGATGTGTTCACAAGCAGTGTTAATAATTAGATCAAATTTGTTATAATTTTTATATTTGGTCATATCTTGAGTAATCGCAAAGAATCTACCAGCTATTTCATATTGTTTATTCATGTTTCTTGCCACAACTTCACACTTTTTGTCTTTGTCCATGCTGGTTATTTCTTTCACAAACAAATTGCTGTTGAACATCAGTGTGGCCAACACACCATACCAACCACCACATATGAGAACTTTCTGATCAAATGGCCTGGTCAGTTTACTCAAATGCTCAATCAACCAAACCTTGCTGTTGATTTGACCTTTCCAAAAACTTTCCAATGTGCGATATTTGTCATCGGATTGCCTGATAGCATCCATCCAGAACAAAATGTCGTCTATTTTAATTTTTAACAAATTGCACCCCCAGTTTGTCAAATGAACCACACTGCTTGCTGCATTCTTGCAGCCCTGTGGTGGACCATTTGGATTCAATTTTTTCAAAATAAGCACTGTCAAATATTTCTTGCAGAGTTTGTCTGTGCAGATTGGGAAATTGTCCAATCTTGTCAATGTAATCTATTCTGCTCTCCTGCATAGGTGGTATCCATTCCATGTCTAGCCAACAACAAGGAGACACATTGCCACATGAACTCACATACAATTGTTTGTATTTCTGTGCTTTGCACACAATTATAGGATTTTCTTCTTTTTGTGATGATTCAATCAGTGGTATCATGTCTCTGCTGATGCTGCTGGCATACAGTTTATGAGTTGGTCTTCCCTGTTCATCTATCACTTGATGAAAATCTTTTTTGAATCTACTTGTGTGTTTCACTGTGAATTCTTTGAAACCCATGTCTATGCTGATTTGTTTGGCAGTGTTGATTTGATGTTCATTGTGTGCAAATACCAGCATGTGCCATCTGGCATGACCTCCTGCTGTGATGAATGCTTGTGCATTCTGTATTATTTTGTTGTAATCTGTGGCCACCCTATACAATTGATGCGTGTCTTGCAGTCCATCGATTCCAAATATCACACGCACCTGCAATTTAGCCAGTTTTATCCACCATTCTGCGTCTCGAGCACTGCCGTTTGTGTGCATGCTCAATCTGATTGCTGAATTGGTGCTGCGAAGATATTCATAAATTTCCAATGTGTCTCTTGCCACCACAGGATCTCCAAGATTACCACACATAAAAAGACTGTGCAACTGTTGAATAAAATCTTTTGGGAACCATTTTTTAAATAATTCTAAATCTATTTCCTCCAGTTTGATAAAAGGATTTATTGGGCCACCATTTATGCGCCTTGGGCACATAGGACAGCGTGCTTGACACTTGCTGGTGTTTTCCAAATGAATTTCTCTTATGTCGGACAGTTTATACATGTTTGACCTTGGGGATTTTAGAATCTGCTGAACTCACACAGCTGGGAGTTAAACAGATATTTGGTTTATCAAACAACTTGAACCCTTGTTCTATGTTGCCTAAAGGTTCATCATGACAACTGTAACTTCTTTTCACTTCACCTCCTGGTTCACGAATAATACAGCTTTGATAACCTGCATTACAATACCAACCTTTGAATTTGTTGAAACCAAAAGCATTGAATCTTTCTGCTTGATCCATAAAATACACATTGCCTTTGCTGTCTTTCAACTCAATTTGAAATAGATCTTCTATCACTGTGCCCTTTTTGATCTGTTGCGGGAAACCAGTCTGCATTTGATCAATTTGTTTTGCACTATATCCTTCTATCACTCTGCTGGCAGTGGGGTCACTTTGAGGTTTTAAAGTCACATTGATACCTCTTGAATGAAATCTAGTACATCTATCAAAATATTCATTAAATCTTGTGGGCACCATGACTTGATTAATTGTGACAAACACATTGTGAGACATCAACATTAGTATTTTATCTCCGAATGATTGTTCATCTGCGAATTCCGCATGAAAACTTGCAGTGATACTGCGTCTATTCAGTCTAGCTGTGGTATCCAACCATCTCTGCCACCATTTGACTGATGGACTGAGATTGGTGGTCATGTGTATGCTTTGATATTCAGGTTGTTTATCATCACTGTAGTGTTGTATCAGTTTTAAAAAATCCTTGTATGCAGTGGGTTCACCACCTGAAAAACTGAAATGAAAGTTGGAAAATCCATTTGATCTAGCCTGTCTCTTTATTTCATCCACAGTGTTGGTATAGACCTGCAATGATCTATGATCTTTTGTTTTGCTCTTGGCATAAGGCCAACAGTAAGAACAATCATAATTGCAAAAACGTGCTAGAATCCAACTCACAGAAAATAATTTGCTGTTCAACATGGTTTTTTGTCCAAAACTTTGGATATCTTCAAAAGGAATGTTGGTATCAATCATGTGTTGAGCTTTCAAATTGTGCTTGCAGCCATGCAAAGTCATTTATTTTTTTCAAAGCAGTAGGATTTCCTCTATGTTGTTCACCATATTGTCTGCCTAACACTGCCCCTTGTATTGTTTGTCGACCAAAAGGTTTTTCTTTGCCTTCATTACACCATATGTGCAATCTTTTTTCTGTTTCTACGTCATTCTGTCGATCAATAATCTTACTGCTCAGTTTTACACACTCTCTAAAAGCTGACTTCCATGCACTGAAAGCATCTGTGTTGAAGGCTGTGACATTTGATATCTGTGGCATAGGAATAAACCAATCTGAAATACTGCTGGTCATATCTGTGCTGTCCATATTCATCTGCATGGTTTTTCTTTTTGGCAGTAATTTTACTCCTCCATAGCCATATTCTAAATTATTCACTGGATTCCTGCTGCGCCACACGTGCACTGCTTGTAGATGATATAGTTTAGGCACAAATTTGAAATCAAAATCAGGTTCAATCACTGCATCTGCATCAACCACCCAGAACATTTTAGTGATGCTCCTGTTGGCAGCTTGTTTGTGTGCTTCATGTATGCCTTTGACACCATGTACCCGCTGCGCAAATCCAAATCTCTGCTTTAACATTTGCCAATTGTGATCTGCGTTTGATTCTTGATAACTTATGAACATTATATCAAACATCATATGGTTTTCCTTATGGTCCTTGGTGTGTTAATGTAGACTTTTTTGAAGAAGTCGCTCTGTTCATCCATCAAAGGGTGTGTTGGAAAATCTAGATCAATGTGTTTTTTTATATTGTTGCCTAAAAAACATATCTTATCCAATATCTGTTGATTGTTTTCAAGTCCATGTGAACTACTGATCCAAAGATCTTCTAATTTTTTGAAGTCTCTCACCTCAGTAAAGTCCCAAGGAGTTGCAGCCGGCGCAAATATTCTGTTGCAGGCTTCTCTTGCTCCCAATATGCTGTAAATTCCGTTTTCAACATCACAACCCACAGTCATCCATATGCACAATCTGTGCACATTTTGCCACCATAGTTCGTTTTTAGATTTAATTTTTACATTCTTATTGATACTCATTTTCACTCCTTCACGAAATCCAGCACGCCATGCTTGCTTGGGAGTGGCGTTGACATAACTGGTTGAAAAATTTTCATTAAATTGGAAAAGATTTTTGAAGAAGCAAAATTCAATCTCATTACTGTCCTGTCCTGCAAAATTTTCGTGAGTTTTCATAGTTTTAACAAAGTCTTTGGTCCACAATTTTAAACTTCCATTACCATATCTTAAACCATTCACATTGATGTGCCCACACCAACTGAATATCCAAGTGTCATCCATGCCCATTTGTTTCAGATTTATTTCCATATCTAATATTTTTGGGTCTAATTGGGTGTCTCCGTCCACAGTCATGAAATAATGTGTGCTTGACAGCTCACCACAGGCCTTGTGTGCAGTATCTGAACCATGCACGCCATGTATTCTTTTGGCCCAAGGTACTTTTCGCACAAGATCCGCGTAGTTTTTTTCACAATTGGGTTCATCATAACTTAGAAAAATTATATCGCAGTCTTTGATAGCAATTTTATCCATGTGTTCTTACAACTCCATAGTCGAATATTTTTTTACAATAGAAATCAATGTTATAATCTTGCTGCCAATCATAATTCACACTGTCTTGATCACACAGCATTTTAAGATCTACTTCAAAGATATTAAGTATTTGTGTGGCATCATTGCGTTTACAACAATAAAACATATGGGATCTATTTTGATCATCAGGATTAAATGCTTGTAGTGTTTTTTTAAAACGACTAGAAGCAGAAAATTCTATGCGATTAAGTGTTTTGTTCACAGTGATACATATGGCCGAATCATTTTGGTGTGTGTCAGGTATTTTATACACATTTGGATTAATGATTTCAGTGGTGGATACAGTGTTGTTGGAATCTATGTGCTGCAAAACTCCTTTTTTTCTCAAACTGTAACTGCTATTGTCATAGTGCACTTCATAATTGCTCATGTTTTCCATGCCCATGATAAATTTTTCACCCAAATTTAATTCTATTTCCATGCTGTTTGGCATTTGAGTAGTGCTGCATCCTAGACAACGTCCTGTGGCAGGATCAAATTGTACAAACATTTTAGTTTGTGTGTTCATAATATTTTTTTTCCAATGATTGCAACAACATGTCAGTTAAAAATTCACTTTCTACATAGTGTAGCACTCCTTTTTGTAAGAAATTATCTATTTTTATTTCACAATCTTCATTGAAATACACATTTACTTTTTCCATCCAGTGTGTGGTAGGATACGTCCAATGTTGATTATGTGATTTCATATGAGTAAAAGTCACGTATGAATTTTTCGATGTGATTTCATGCACGTTGTTCATTATTTTTGATGTGATGGCACCACTCACATCCATACTGCGCCAATTTTGCTGATGTTTTGGCGTGAATTTTTCATAAAATGTTTGATAGGTCAGCAGCACAGTTTTTAACATTTCAAGAAACATTTTGTTTTTCTTGGTTTTTTTATAAAAGTGCAATCCAAAATACAAATTAGGCAGTTGATTTTCAACAAATGTTCTGCGATAAAAACTATTATCAGATACTGCATCGCGATAGGTACGCACTTGACTGACAAAATACAAATTGTAGTTGCTGAGAAAGTTCCACCAATGACTGATATCATTCAATATCAACATGTCGGCGTCCATTATGATCGTTTCATCATAGGGAGTTACACTGTAAATTTTGTACCTATTGGCTATTTTCCATGAGTCGTTCACAGCATCATCACTGCCAGGAATATCACACACGTGGTCAAACACTTTCATCATGTGGGAGGGCACTTTGACATTGGTAATAAGACAAAATTTCGCTGATGGCATGTGTATTTTTGTTGACAAAGCCAATGCATATGCTTGTTTCATATAATCCACTTGATCATTGTGCTGCACAAATGTACAAAAACCGCGAGTGATCATTGAAGCACTCCTGAATTTATTATGCCATCCAATGAAAATTTGTTCATCACATGCAAATTTATGTTGACAGCTGATGTATCCAGCAGGCCTTCTGCTGTGATCAGCTGTAGATGCCATTTGTTGTCTTTGAAACTCACAGCCACATCTCTATCTGTGATATAAAATAAAGAGTCAGGCAACTGCTGTGGCCAGAAACTGCGTTGTTTGTGATTGATTTCGTGCAGTGCCATACTGAAAGCATAGTCATTTCTAAAATTTTTTTCATGTATTGTCCAAATAAACCTATAATATGCCCAATTGTGTTTGATGTGGGCTATTAATTCAAACAATTTCTGCACACGTGGCGTTTTTCTAAAAAAGAAAACAGTAGCCCAATACATTTTGATGCCTGTGTCGCTCATATTTTCTATTTGATATTCTGGTTTATGTTGACGGTTGATATATTTGGCATGTTGGTTGATTAAAAAGTCTTGTTTGCTGTGAAAACATTTCAGTAAATTTTTGTTGCCAATAATAAAATCTGTGTCCATAACCAATGTTTCTTCATAGGGAGTCAATGCATAGGCAGATGAACGCAATTGGTTGTGCCATTGATCGCTGATTTTATTCAATGCTCCATTGTAAAAATCCCTCAATTGTGATTGTGTGTTATCATCGTTGATGATCACGTGTTGAAACACTGTGCTATATTTTTTAAATTTATTGTGTAGATGTACAGAACCTTGTGCACTGGTTACCAAACTGACAGGCAAATTAAGAATTTTTTTTACCTGCACAGCAGCAAATATGGATTGTTTGATATAATCTATGGTGTTGTTGTTGTATGCAAACATCACCACCCCTTGATTGCTCATGTGATTTGCACTTTGCCTCTTTCCTGAATCAATCTGTTGTATTCAGTGTGGTAGGAATTAAGATTGCCTTGATACAGGTTCCAAATTTCATCATAAAACTCCTGCAAATTTGATACCAGCACTGGCAGCCTATAATCATCCAACAAAATCACGTCAGACTGTCGCTGTTCATTGAGATAATTTTTACAGAGTGCAATTAATTTTTCATTCACAGTGAATTGATGACCCTGATGAAACCATATGTTGCTGTCCAAAAATTTATCCTGCAGAATCTGCAACTGATTGTTGAAACTTTGGGTGGCAATAGACATCTCCAAAATTTCAATAGCATTTATATTTTTTTTCATGATTTTACTATGCAAGTATAAAACACTTTTTGTAAAAAGTCAATTGTTTCAAATATTTAGATGATAATTTGATAGGTGTGATGTAATTTGGTAAACTATGTGGTCACTGTGCCACTCATGGCACCAAAAGTTGGTTCTGTGATTATGATGGGATCAGCCAATGCAGCATTGGCTATGCGTCTATTCACATTAATGTTAAGGTTGCCATTCACATCTTCATCTATGGTACCAACTGCTGCGTCATTCAGTGTGATTTGAAATTGTATCACAAGATTGAAAGCATCTGTAAATCTTGCTTGTATGTTGTAGTTGTTTGCTGCATATGCACCTGCACCTGTGCTGGTGTAAATTGTTTGAAAAGATGTGGTCAATGTGGTGTAGGCCACTGAACTGGTCAACGTGCCGCCTGCACCTGATCTGCTGCTGGCATTGTTGGCAAATGTCAGCGTGCCCATGCCAGAATACATAGTGTTCCAGTCAGACACTTTGCTTGCGCCACTGCCTGATATGTTGATATCTATTTGCACTGCACCACCTGAATTGAAAAAATGTCTAGCATGATTAGTTGTGCCAAAGGTCACTGTGAATGTGCCCACTCTGGTGGCATTCCACACAGTGGTTCTCACATATGAACTGGCTGTGTTTCCTGTGGTCAATCTGCTGGCACTGATGGTGTTTCTGTTTGTGTCTATGTTGGTAGATAAATTTTCAAACACTGCATAAGAGTTAGGCAGCGTGTTGTCAGTCACTATGTCGCTGGTGGTAACCACGTTCAATGTTGGATAGCTGTTGTTCTGATGCAGATATGCCTTACGTATGTCCGATCTCAAATCATTCATATGACTGTCTTCAATCAACTGTGCCACTGCCACTTGAGAGCTGGTGAGAGTTTGGCCATAACCTTTGTCGCCTGAGCCAGTGCCCAATATGTTAGACACTTGACCTTGCATCGCATTGTATCTTGCTGCTGTTATTAGATCACCTACTGCCATATGTTCTATTTAGTTGGGATAAATTTGCCCTGGTGAATTCTAGAATACATTTTGGTAATTTATTTTATGAAGCACTCAACAAATGTGACTATTTCGCGAGGATCTGACTCCAAAGCAACGGCAAAATACTCACCTTCAGTGACAACCTTGCCCACTCCCGCTTCAGCACTGATACCAATTTTATCGCCTTTGCTGACAACGCCTTTTACTTTGACTGGGACTCTACCTTTGATTGCAACTGTGGTGCCACCTTGCAGATCTGTGTTCATTAAGAATGCTGGAGCAGCACTGACCACTCCAATCACAGGTTTACCCAGAATGGCTGCTGTCACCTCTTTATCTCCGCCGATCATTAAAACTGTTCCCACTTCATATGTGGCATCCGCCAAATATTTTTCTGCCAAGTCCGCATATCTTGCTTGTGTGGCAATACCATTGAATATGTTTGCAGCCAAATTGCCAGAAGCATCTCTCAATGCCACAGAGTTTGAAGTGGCTGTGGTGCTGCCCAAATAGTTTGTGGCTCCTAAATTAATGGCTGATGCTTTTTCTGATAAACCATATATGTTGTCTGCATACACATTGGCAAATCTATTTGCGTTGGTGCCAATGTCATATGTGCTGTCCACTGCTGGAATAAAGCCTGCAGCAGTGATGCTGACTGAATGCACGTTGCCAGCTCCTAGTTTTATAATCGCACCTACTTCATTAATAACTTTTGCTTCGTTGCCATTCACAATGTTCACTCGCAGGTCATTGCCGGTTCCCACTGTGTATCCTGTGTCATCAAAATTTGTATTGCCACCCACTTGTAGGAAGTTGGCTGCAGGTACTCCACCCAGTTTCAATGAGTTTGCTGCTGTACCCCAGAATCTATGATCAGTTGTGGTGACCCCACCTGCTGCATTGAGCGTGTTCACCATGGTGATACCTTTTCTTACTTTGTCAAAACCTGTGATGAGATTCAAAGGATCAGTGGTTAAAATATCAAATTCTGATTTGCTGATTAAAAATATAGTGACACCATCAACAATTGCTTCAATGATGGGTTGATTGACGTTGAATGAATCTTTTACTGTTCTGCTTTTTAAATTTGTGACTGTGGCTCCAACTCCTTGAGGACCAACCAACACAAAACTGCTGCCGCTGTAGGCATACAATTGATTGTTAGCGGTGTCCCACCAAAAATCTCCTGTGGTCAATCCAGCTGGTTGAGATGTGCCAATTTCTGCACCGCCAGTAGTTCTAAATTTAGTGCCATCATAAAACTTTAATTTGTTGGTGGCACTGTCAAACCACAGCATGCCTGATAGTGGTCTGCTAGGCTGATTGGCTCCTGAAAAATTTTCTAATAAATGTACGAAATTTTCGTTTTGTATTTCCCCATATCCAGCATAGTTTTTACCCACTAATTTCAAGTTGGTGGTTTGGTCAATTGTGCCATCTTCAATGTTGGCCAATAAAACCCCGTTAAATCTGTCTATTTGATATGGCATATGTTTTCTTTACAAGTTTATTTATCTTACACGCTCGATGTTAAATTGCTGTGGAAAGTCCAAGTACCACCTGAAACAATGAATTGTTTCAGTGTTCTGCTTACCACACTGGACACAGCACCTGCCACTGCAATATCAAAGGATACGTCATTTAACACAGTTTTGTTGGAATTACCCACTTGAGGAGTTCTAGTGGTGCTAGCAGAGCTGGCTGTGTAACTGGCTCCTGTTTCTGTGTTAATAGTGGCTACTGTTGCACTCACATCAATCACAAACTGTGTGCTTGGTATGGCATTTGCTATCACTTGTTCTATCACATATACTCCATCTATACCTGATGCTGCAAAACCGTTGCTACCAGCACAGCCTGATATGGTGATTGTGTTGCCCACTTCATAAAAATGTCCAGTGGTTGTGGTGATTCGCACTCTGCCGCTGGCCAAGCTGGGCACGTTGAGCTGGGTGGCCACTGCCAACACAGTGTTGGGTGCAGCGTTCAGTGTTTGATCCACTGCAGTGGTGGCCTTGTCTAAAGATGAATTCAAATTGGCAAAAGGCACGTTCACTGTGAGTGCTCCAAATTCCACACAGTGCACTCTGGCCAGTCTTCCATTTATGCTGGCTGGAATTCCAAATCCTGCTCCTGTGTATGCAGTTGTAGGATAAAGATCTCCCAATACCAAGGCAATGGAACCGTTCACACCGCCTGCCAGTGCTGAAAAACCTGTGATATCCAACACCAGACTGACTGGTGTGTAGGTATCCACATACTGCTTGTTGGCTGCCTCTGTGTTTGCTGTGGGCACTCCTAGATTGGTGATCCTTTGCGTAGTGATGCCATCTGTCACATATATTGGATGTGGACTCTGTAATATCAACTGATCAGTGGGAGTGCCACTGGCTGCTCTGCTGATGGTTTGTCCATTAATTGTTATGTTGTCCACTGTGAGTGAAGTCAACACACCTGTGCTTACCAAACCTGGAGCGCTGGTGATTGTGGCTCCCAATGCTGTGCCACTGAGCACAGTGGTGCCATTGATTTTGTATTCTTTGCCTGTGGCAAGATTAAAATGTTCTGAACTTTTCCAAGTGTCTGTGGAATCCTGCCACAATAATGTTTTGTCTCCTGCTGTGGATTTCAGCACAATACCACCACCATCTATGTATGCATCATTGCCCAATGCTGCACCAGTAATGGTTGCCAGTTCAATGGTTTTATCTTCTACTCTTAAATCTTCTACTGTGACCGATGTGCTGGAACCACTGGT